TCAATAAGTTCTATTTGTTTGTTTATTGCTTCTAATTTTGAATCAACGCCCTCAACACCCATTGCCTTATCTATTTTTGATTCACGGGCTTTTTTTGCAAGCTTTCCAATCCATCCAAATAACTCAACAACAGCCATTATCAAAACAGATAAACCGAGTGTTGCTTCAGCCCATGCAGTCTTGAGTGCCATTCCTGCAGTACGAGCGCTAACTGCCGTAGCCTGCATTGATAACCTAATTGCACCAATTAGTTTTGGAATTCCACCCAGGAGTTTATTCCATGAAGCAGTGCGAGCTTCCTTGCTCATAAGTTTACTAAGCAATAAAATCTTTGCCATTATCGCAGGGACAACCCTTAGTGCAACAAATGCAACAGCCATACCCTTTACGGCAGAAGTCAAAACCCAAAGATTCTTGATTGCAAAAACAAGTGTTGAATTAAGAACAGTAAAAATGGTGCGAACAGTAGGCTCCAAATATTGACCAATTGAAATTGCAAAGTTTATAGCAGTTGACTTAGCTTTCTCAAATAATGATGCAGTAGTTTCTAATCTTATGTTTGCCGCTTCCTGTGCAGCGCCAACTGAATCATAAATTGAAAGCAGGTCAGAACCATATTCATCTGCATTCTGAACGAGTGAAGCCATTGCCTTGAATCCGGTTCTTGTCTTAAATATGGTGGTAGCATCTTCCTCATTTGTCAGGAGCGGTTGCAGGTCAAGAAGTGTATTAACCAGACCCTTTGCACGAACCTCAGCAATTGACATACTCTTGCCATACTTGCTCATCAACTTTTCTGATTCCTTGGTGGGATTTGCGATTGTCATTAGCAACTGATTAAGTGATGTAAATGCCTGGTCAACCTTGACGCCGTTTCTTGTCATGGTAGAAATTGCGGCAGATATTTCCTCAATAGAGATTCCAAAAATTGATGCAGTGCTGGCAACCTTGCTCATCTGGTCAGCATACTGTTGAGTAGTGATAATACCGAGACGAGTGGTCTCAAACATTACATCTGCAACATGACCGGCTCGTTCAGCCTCTAAATCGAAGGCATTCAGAATTTGAACGATAGAAAGTGTTGCATCTTTTAGGTCAGAGAATCCACCAACAGCAACCTTCATTGCGGCTTCAAGCACAAACATTGACTTACTGGCATCTATCTGAGCAGAGATTATTTCGTATATTGCGTCACTTGCTTCATTGGTTGCAATCCTGTATTTCTTTGCAAGGTCAAGAACTCTACTCTCCATTTTCTTCTTGTAGTTTTCAATTTCAACATCACTATCGCCCATTTGTCCGCGCATGATAGCAAATGTTTTAGACATCTCATCCCTGAATTGAAGGTTTGCGCCAATGGCATATTTGATTCCACGAACCACAGTATCAAATGCCTCGTAGGACATTTTAGCTGTAATAACGAAGGAAATACGTGACATGAGTTTTTCCATCGAAAACATGTCGCGAACCGTCCTTGCAAAATTGCTCTCAACGTGACGACTGCTAACCTTTGTTATCTCAAGGTGGTCATTGATAATTCTTGTTCCAACACCAGCCCTGTCAAGGTCGTCCGCAATCTTCTTGGCATTAACACCACGCACATTTTTGGACATCTTGCCAAGCTCAGAGTTAATTTGGCGAATCTTAAACTCAAGGTCTTTGCTGGAAATTTTGCCACCAGACGTAATTGACGACATTATGTCTGAGATATTCTTTTTTGATGTACTGTTTTTTATGCGTTCACTTTCTTCTTTTGAACGTCTTTTTTCTGATGCAACACTCTCAGATTCTTGTTTTTTCTTTTCTGCGTCAGCTTTTTTTCTTTCGGCTTCATTATTTTTTCTGTCTATGTTTTCCTGTCTTTCTGCTTCTCTTCTTGATTTTTCCTTTTCCTTATTTGCGTTTATTTGAGCTTGCTTCTCTTTATCAATTGATTCAACCTCTTTATTCATTGATTCAATATGTTTTAATGAAACTTGATATTCTTGTTTTGCAATCTCAAATGACTTTTGGTCAACTGCGTTAAGAGCAATAAGTTTTAGCTTTTTTAGCTCAAGAGCCTCTGCACTTCTCCTTAGAACAATATCATCCCTGTCCGCTTGAAGCTGAGACATGCTTTTTCCGGAAACGCGATATGACGATGAAGCATTAAGTTTTGCCTGTTTTGCAACATCAATTAACTCAATTTGTTTTGATTGACGAAACTCTCTGTCAGCCCTTTGTTTAGCCTCTTGTTCGTCAATTTTGCGCTGACGCTCAAACTCTTTTTCTGCGAGTTCAATGTTTTTGTTCTTTTTTGCATTTTTTGATTGTTCAGAACCAGATCCAGAACTTGTGGCATGAACAAGAACCTCGGCAAGCCTCTCCACCTCTTTGTTTTCCATAACAGCATCCATTTGTTTGTTTAGGGAATTGCTGATATTCTTTATTTTTGTGTCGAAGAACTTTTGTCTAAACGAAGTCTCATCAAATACTTCTGGGGTAAATCTTGCTCCCTCCGGCATACGCTCTGAAATCTTTTGCTGGCGTTTTATCCTATCCTTTGCTGTGCGCCTTGCTATCTTATATTCAGGGTAATTTACAACATCGTCCGGCATTTGAGGAATGTTTTTTATTGGCTTGATTTTACCAATTTCAACAGCAATATCATTAGCCATCTTGACGTATTTCCAAACAGCATCAAGCGAACCAGTTGACTGTAGTGTCTTTATTGAAGATTGAACTGCAATCAGCATTCCGACTATTCCAGCAAGTCTGTTGGCAACCTCTTCGGCGCTTTTTATACTATTTAACTCACCTTTGAGGCTTTTAAGCATCTTGACATTTACATCAAGCTCGAACTCTTTTGAGATTTTCTGTTTTGACATTTATCTTCTTCTCCTTGCTCGTCTTTTTCTTGTATCTGGAATAAATTTAGCCATCTCAAGAACATTCTTGGACGCCTCCCTGATTTTAGCAACCGTTTCCTTTCTGGCTCTTTCCACAGCATCAGTATATTTTGGCATCAAGGCATCAACAACTTCACGAGAAATATGTTCACCGTATTGTCTATATCTTTTAGCCGCGACAGTTTTGTTATTCTTAATTGATTCCATGTTTTCTGATATAATTCTTTCGGCATCCAATATTAACTTAATCTGTTTTCCGGTATCCATTGATTCAGAAAAGTCAAGCAAGCAAAGGGCATCAACTACGCCGGATTGTCCTTTTGATAATTTATTCGCTCGCAACCTTGAGGCAATTTTTGAGGCAAGCTTTCCAGAGCCTTCTTTTGGGTGACCATAAATATCAAAACGTTCCTCAACAAACTGAGCATACTTGTTTAGTATGTTTTCAACATAAACAATTAACCGAGTCTCAAGCAGTTTTCCAATCTCACCTTTTGTTGACTCTACCCTTCGACTTAAAAGCGGAGTTGACAGTTTTGTGTATATTGGCTTAAAGCTGTATTTTTCTTTGTCGCCACTATATTGTGGATAGTTTCCCATAAATACATATTCGCTACCCTTCGTTGGAGACTTTCCCTTTCGTTGACGTTCAATCATCGCCAGCCTTATCTTGTGTGCAATTTCAACTACTGGGTCTTGATAACGTCTTTGTTCATACTGCTTATTTGGAACATGAAACCTTGCACCTTCGTTAAGGTGTCTCTTCTGAGCCTGCAACAACATTCTGGTAGTATCATGACGCCTTTCTATTGCATCTATGTTGTCATTAAAATACTTTCTTTTGCCACGAACATATTTGGTCAGCGTATCAAGTGATGGAATAGGATTGTCCGCATCAAGGTCTTTCTCGCCAAGAAGGGCATTTATTAAGCTTCTATCATTAGAATCTATATCAACACTGATTCCAATTTGTGTGGACGTTGATTTCTTGTATCTTTTATCAGCCCTTAAATCTATTGCGGAAAGCTTGATTGAATCATAAAGTTTGCCGGTAGAAAACTTGAGTCTCTTTACCAGCAGGGAATGTATCTCGGAAATAAGGTTCTTGTCATTTTCAATGAAGTGTACAATAGACCCACGAATAATATCTTCATCGGAAGTGATATTTGCACCTTCTTCATCGCTGTATCCACCACCAAGCATGGAAGCAAATCTCATGAAATCGAGTGTGTAGGTCTTACTTATCTTCATTTTTCCTTCTTCTTTTGATAGTCAATATACATTTTGTCAACCTCAGATTGAATGTCAAGAGCAAAAGCACAAAAGTTTGCATGCTTAATAATCCTGCGCATGTCTTCGGTAAATGATTTATAGTCAGACTCAAGTATTGAAAGAATCTCATGCACATTAGACACTATTTGCTGGCACAATATATCCTCCATCAAAATAAGCGACTCTGAAATTGTTAGTTCACTGCATAAAACACCATTTTTCGACAGCAAAAGATAGCATGACATATACTGGTCACCAATATAAATGTCCTTGTTTTCGTTCGCCTTTTCCTCAAGCTGTTCCGGTGTATCGTCAGTATAAAACCCAAGCATTTTTGCGTGCTCTTTACGCTTCTCAATCTCTGCATTATATACGTTAAGCTCAGAACCAACATAAAGAAGGAACTCATTGATTACGTTGATTGGCTCAGTTGCTAAATCTTGGCTTTCTTTAATGATGCCAAAAAGCTCGTTTATGGAGTCTTGGCTATTGATTGATGAAAGTGTAATAGCATATGACATTGTGTTTGCCAGGTCAACATTCTGGAGGTCAGGATTGATTTTATTTAGTATCCTTGTGACACGCGACACTGTTAGGATGTCTTTTTTCATTTTTGGCTCCGTGGATTTGTATTATTAGAAAATGTGGCTGAACTAACGAAAGTCAATCCAGCCACACTATTTTTGACGTTATTGATGTTTTAGAGTGCTGCTGTTGTTGCGGACAATACATTGGATGAGCTTGTAACGTATTGACCATTTAACGCACCAAATGCACGAATGAAATAATCAGTTTTCGGCAGTAATCCAGTTATCAGATATGTCGAATTTTTTGGAAAATATTGATTGTTATATCCGGCAACAAGATTTGAAAACTTATTGTCAGTTGCAACGTCAACAAATATTCCATCATGTATTACAGTTAGTTCACATGTAAACGTGATTTTTTCATTAGATGGACTTCCACTAATTATTACATCCCCATTCTGTATAAGTTGAGTCGAGAAAGCAACATCCTTAATCGTTCTGAATCCAGAGGCATTTGATACAGAATCTTCTGCTTTAAGAGTTATTGCCATTATCCCGCCACCAGTATCTTTTTCAGAAACAGAAATTAACTTTCCATAGTCACCTGTATTAAGTGGATTTCCAATAACAATAATCTCGCGACAGTCGTTAATAACAGCCTGAACACCATTATTTGCATCAAGAGGCATACGAGCCTGACGATTTGTGAGTTCGTACAACAGAATAATCTGATGAGTTCCATCAAGAGCCGTCACATAATCGACATTATCAACTGTTGAGTTAATCAATTCGCAGGAAAATGTACCGGATTTACTGATTACTATTTTTCCAGATTCATTACATTCAACAGAGTTGTTATCGGACACTTCGACGTTAAGTGAATCTTTTCTGATTTCTCCAATTGCTACCATCTCCGAAAGAATTGACTCAAGAGATGCGTAAGCCTCCGGATATTCAAATAACGCAAGATGGTTAAGCATTGCGATGTAATTAGCAGATATATCGCCAATATCAGAACTACCATCCGTCATATAGACACGATAGTTGCGCTGTCTGACGCCTTCTTTTCCGTATTTAATAGACATTATCCACCTCCTATGCGTTGGTGTAGTCTTTTATCGTCCTGAAAGCGCTTGCAGAGGCAACATTTTTCTCGACACTGGCAGTTGCACGAATCGAATCACCGCCGGTAATCTTTTCTGTATAAGAAACAACAAAATTGTTCATGGCAATGACGGTCTTGAGATTTACGCCATGAGTTTCACGTTCTTGCAGAATGATTGTACAAGCAATACCGTCAAGAGCTTCGAGAGCCGCGATATTTCCGACAGTAGTATTGATGAGTTCAACGCTGAATTTTCCGGATTTGTTCAAGACAATCTTGCCGAGAACGTTTCCGTCAATGCTGTCACCATCGTCAATGCCGAGGTCAATTGAATCTGCACGACACTCACCAAGCTCACATGCTCCCGCACCACCCATTGCGTTAATCAGGGCATTGAAGTTGACAAGGTTCGGAGTTCCAACGAAGGTCGCAAGTGCAGTAGTGATACCGTTTACAGTCTGAGCAATATAGACGCGATAGTCCTTTTGCTTGATGCCGGTTGTTCCATAAGTAAAAGCCATTTAAGTTCTCCTTTTAGGCATTAAATCTAATTGCTGTTGTCCAGCCCGTAATAAACGAGCCCTCTCCCTGCGCTATTGATGTAACTGGTTCAATTTCTGACGCAAGGGTGAAATCCATTGTGTTAATTATGCTTTCCAGCAAATCAAATGTACTCTGCTGTTTTGCCAGATAGTCAACCGCATCATCTATATCTATGACATCAAAGACACACAAAATGTAGCTATATTCTATTGGCGCATAAGAGCGAACACTTTTTTCGTTGGACGATATTCCAAGAAAGAGTCCGATTGCAGGGAACGTGGCACTATTGTTCATGGCAATTTCAGAGGCACAAATACTGTACCCCGCAAATGCTGTACCAAGTGCAGTAATAAGCGCAGAATGTTTTAGCAGAAAAGAGCTGGTCATACTGTAAATACTCCCAATGTTCCATCTGAATACAATTCTGATTCGGTATCATCATTGCTATCAGTTGTGGTAGCGAACGACAGACAATTAAATGCCAGTTCCCTGTAATTTTCGGAGTTATTGATAACTTCATCAAATGCGGAGGCATATATGCTGGCTTGACCGGCTGATTCCTGCTTTACATTGACCGAACCCTTGACGAGCTTCTTCAACGCAACAGCCAGATGATACAATCCAAAATATGCCTCAGCATAAATCAGGTTTCGCAAGGCTCTTTCACTGTATGTTGCAGGACTTACAACTAAACTACTGAGCGCATCAAATGACTTGGCATCAAATATCGGATAAGATGTTTCGTCATATACATTGAAATCAGCAATGTAAGCATTATATCCATCTTCGCCAAGATTCTCCAGTATTTCGCGTCCAGCATTTGACAGAATTTGCGGAGTGATACGCAAGACCGCCTGAGCAGTTACGTTCGCGAGTTCTGTCATTTTAGTTTGTATTGCATTACTGTGAGTGTGAGCCATCTATAACCTTCTTATTTAATGAGTTTATAGCTGTTCTCAGGCAGGTCAGCGAGCCTATCTTCTGGAATTGCATAACGAATGTGTGTTAGCATCGGTTTCAATCCATCGATATACAGGTCTTGTCGAGTAAAAATCTCGACCATTCTCGCCTCTTTCTGAGGTTTCTCTTTCTTTGTTGACCCAATGGTAGAAACTGTGCTTTCTTCTACCACCGAGTTTGTTTCTTTCTTCTTAGCCATTGTTAGCCTTCACTTGCTTAACTGACGGTGAAATTACAGTCAATGCATTCGGATGCAATCATGTTGGGGTGATAGGCACGCAGATAAACGTGTCTGGTAGACCCAACAGTAAATGATGTATTCTGAGGAATCACAACAGCGGCAGTAGCACCAAGAGCCTCTGCAAGGGTATCGTAAGATGCACCAGCCAGATTATCAGTTGACTTTACAATTACTGCATTCTCGTTGTCACAGCATGCGAAGTATTTGGTTGTGGCGGTGGCGTCCGAAATAGTATAGGTTGAGGTTGACAGAGATTTCTCTCCACCCATTCCGGCTTTGCTTCCATCCTCAGAAACGATGACAGGCTGAGACACTTTTGCGCCCTTGAATGCGATGGCGAAGGTATTAGGCTTTGCAACCTGGACATCCATGTACATGTCGTAAGTGTACTCAAACACTGCACCGTTTGAACCACGAGCATTGAACTGCATCGATTTGAGATAGTTACTCTTGTCTGATGCAACGTCAATATTCTTGGGGTCACCAAAAATAATTGCGCCAGGAAGAGTGGTCTTATACTCGTGCATTTCATTGATTGAATCCATGTCCGGCATTGCAACGAGGCGATGTCCCATAAAATTGGGGGTTCTGCCATTTGTGAGATTATCTTCTTTGACGGGGTTAGAAGGATTCGCTATGTCAGAACGAGACTCGATGTACAGGTCAAGGTCAGCCTGAGCCATCATAAACACATTGTTTGGATTGTTGCGATGCTCAGTAGGAAGAGCATTATATGTCTTGCGCAGAAGAGCAATCAGGTTCGCTCCGGTATAGTTGCTGGCAGTACAGCCGGTGGCGTCAACCTTTTGCGGGGTAAGATATCGTCCAAGGTCACCAACAACTGTGATTGTGCCGTAGGTGTTGGTATGCTTGCCATCAGCAGTCTGGAGAATATTCACAAAACCATTGTTCAGGTCATAGAAGTTCTCGGTGCTTGAATAGTCGCCGTCAACACCGTTTACTATCAGAAGCAACAGGTCGTTGGCAAAGGCAGTAGCGACATCATTCATAACTTCCTGTTCCCATGCGGGCTTATACAGGTTGTTAATAACGGTCTGGAGCGGAATATCTTTCTGCAACTGAATGTGCTTGAGATAAAGATTGATTCCAAAGTTGTGGATGATTCGTCTGTTAATAACAGAAACAGTTCCACCATTTTGTTCGTTGGAAATCAGGTTCTTTTTGGTGATGGCTTTTGCTTCAATCGGCACAACCAGCTTGTTCACGATGCGGGAATTGAACATGCGGATATAGGCAGACTTGTCATAGATGAAGTTGATGGCTATTTCAGCCTGCTCTTCACTGAGGGTGCGACCACGAGTAAAGTCAAGCGTGGTATTGTCAACTTCGCTCTTGGCAATCGGCGTTCCATCCGGCATTTTAAGGTCATCATATCCAGCCTTGCTGAGCAGATATGTAGCGAGCCGACTTACCTTCACATCACCGGATGTTGCTGGTATGGTGCTTTTGCTGACGCTTTCCTGCATGATTGAAAGCATCTTCATAAAGTCTTGGGTGTTAATACTAACGTTTTCCATTTCTTAGGTTCTCCTTTAAGGTTAAAGCATTATGACAACAGGGTCATTAACAGGTGATTCAGATTTCGTCACAGGGTTGCCCTCAGTACGAACGCCAGAACCGGTTTCAATAATTTCAAGTCTCTTAACAAGAGCCTGATTTTCAGTTTGAAGTTTTTCCACGACGCCACCCATCTCATCAAGTTTTTTCATCAGAGGTTCATTTGACTTGATGATTATCTCAGCAATAGTTTCCTCTGTTGACTTCTTGACTGGTTCCGGATTTTCAACGACAGGTTCTTCTGTTTTTGTGACAGTATCAGGTTCAGGTTTTACTTCCGGAATTTCAGGCTCAGGTGTTGATTCAGGTTTCTGTTCTGCATTGTTATCACCGGCATCTATGGTTTTTTCAATGACGACACCTACATTATCAGAACCTTCATCCGTCTTTGTCTCAGGTTTAACTTCTCCAGACTTTGCAACCGTTGAAATCTCATCAATCTTGGAATCAACATAGTCAGCGGCTTCTCTCAATGACTTAGAAAGAACCTTAAGGTTTTCGGCAGGAATTGCGTTCCAGTCCATTTCCTTGTAAAAGTCCTCTCTAAGCATATCCATAACAAACCATGGACTTTGCGTCATTTCCTCAATTCGAGACTGAACAGTTTCATCAAAGCTCTTGGAGAGCCCAAGTTTCTCAAGCGTTTTTGCAAACATCTTTTTCAACGTGCTTTCTCCTTTGCTCGTTACGGCATTTCTGGCAATACCAAACATGGAATATCCGGTTATGTCTCCATTTTTCCACGCTTCCCACGTTTCGTCACTGGCTTTTGTCGCGAGAATCCAACTACCTTTTTTGATAATTGTTCCCTCGATATTCAGTTCAATTGGGGCAACGTAGCTTTCGACAACCGTTCCTGCACCTGCCACTAAATTGTGTTCGGTGTCAATGTTGCGGTAATACTCAAGAAATTCGTGAGCAGTCTTTTCTATTTGTTGTTCGGTCATAAAGTCGCCATGAGCATCTTCTTGGTCAGGCTCATAGACAATTCCATACAAAAGTTTCTGTTCTTCATCGTCAGACTTGGCAAAGAAGCGTCCATTGAATTCAACTTCCACTGCTCCGTCCTCATTCTTTGCGACAAAAAACTGTTTCTTGTTTGCTCCACGCTTTACATAAGAAACGTGTGTAATAGTTACGTCTTGCAGTTCTTTTGTTTTTGCTACTTTCAAAATTCAATCCCCCTATGCTCGTTCTTCTGCATCGTTATTTTTGTCAGGGTCAAGATTTGATGCATCTTCTCCGTCGCCAATATTGAGTGAACTTTTATCGCTTGTTTTCATCTCGCCATCTTTGGTTGGCTTAATAGATGTATCATCTACGACATCAACTGGAGTATCGTTTAACTTAATTGGGTCAAGATTTAGATTCTTTGAACGAACCTCATTAACGCCAAGAACACGGTTGCCAAATTCGTCACGCATGTTAAAGAACAGGTTTGCAATAACTGCATCGTCCTTCTCGTTGGATATGTTCATTGCCTTAAGAACGAACTCAGGATTATACTTAAACTCAAATTCGCAGAATCTATTGATAAACTCTTCAACGTCAATTTGACCAGGAAAACACACTGTCTCAAGATAAAGCTTTAGGTCACCCATTCCGGCAGAACCTCCACCAAAGTTGCCACCAGTTGAAAGACCGAGCAACTTAGGATGAACCCTGCATTTAAGTGCAATCTTAAACTGAACCTTGTCATTTAGGCTAATAAACTGCTCGTCTATGGACTTTGAAAGCGGAACAAGCGTTATCTTAGCCTTCTCATTTGGAACGCTCAGGAATAACATCTTGTGAGCGTTGCCAACGCCCTTTAGGTTGTTCTCTATAAACTCTTTGATTTTCTCATAAGACTTCTTTGACAGTTTTGAACCCGTAACAAGAACAG